CATATTTTCGCGCATTGCTCCAAAATTTTGCGCATCTGATGAAGTCATACGAATTTCATCCATACCTTCATTCATGATATCACGAAAACTATTCATAGCTTCTGGTGATTGTTCCATTAATGGGTCAGTTTCATTTAAAATATCTGCCCATTTATTTTCTTCAAAAATAGGGCGCTTTTTTCTAGTAGTAACCCCAGATGTTTGTGTTGGTTGCACTGGCTGTTTCATTTCCGTAATAGTAGATTGTAATCCTTCGCGAAGAATTTCTGTTAATTCTTCTTTAATAACTTCTCGTACGGCTGTTTTAAGTGCTTTTATAAGTGTTTTTGAATCCATATGAATACTTTTTAATAAATATGATTGTTAGTAGTTTATGCCCGTATTCCATTCTGATTCAGATGGTTTTGGTCCATATATAATACGATTTGTTTTATCAATAGCAAAATCACCAGGTTTTCCGATGTTATTTGGCGGCGTAGTTGATACCATAATAACTTGGCTTGGTGCTTCAATTAAATCTAATAAAGAACGTTGTTGCTCGATTAGAGTATCTATAGCATCTTGTCTAGATTTAATATCAGATTCTGATACATTGACATCCTGATAAAATTTAGAATCAGTTACAGCAACTCCTTCGACATCAACTGCTAATTCTGAAATTTTAGTAATAGCATCCTGTGTAAATTTATTAATTTCAATAACATCATTTTGACAAATTTGTGATAACAATGCAACCGCCGGCGCAATCATTACAGACAGTGCCGCAATTTTCGCAGTATATAATGCAAATAATGGACTGTATTTTTTTAAAATATCCAGAATTTTATTTAATAGTTCTTCTTGTGCTCCAATTATAGCATTTATTCCTGGAGTCGTAGGTATTGGTAATGTATTCTGATATGCTAAATAAACTACAGCAGCTTTTGCAATTCCTGCTAATATTGCTGCGGATGCTCCAATATATCCTAGAAATTTAATAAATTCCTGTATGTATTGTTGCAATTGTTTTAATAACTGTTTTAAACGAATAACCATCGGATCAGAACATTTAACATTAACAGATAACTGTGCGGCCTCTGTTACAATTAAGCCAGCAGTTGCCAACATTTTATTTAGAATTTGGTTAAATGCCTTTTCTAATTTTGTTTGGGCGTCTGGTATTCGTTCTACAATTAAATTAAATGGTGGTGATGCCATGTTATGTTATCCTTAAAGGGTAGGTACCGATGTTTTTTCTATAAAGTATTTATTACTTAAAATCGCCGGTAATTGTTGTTGTATAGTTGCAAGTTCTGCTAAATATCTAGGAGTACCCTGATCGGTACATCCTAATGATAACGCAGTGATTAATTTATCTAGTACTGAATATAATTCATTTCCATGAACCATTTTCTGGTCAGCCTTATCATTACCAATTCGAACTTCACCAATAGTATTTAATACAATACCTGTTTGGGCGTCAATTACTGCTATATCTTTATTCGCACGTAATATTAATCTATTAGAATTAACTAATACTTGCGAACCAGCAAATGAATTATATTTTGAAAGTTGTCTAGATAATTTAAAGTCTAAATTTTGTGTAGATGTTAAATAAATAGATGCTGCATCCGAATTAATATTCTCAACTACGAATTCTTTATCCGGATAATTTTGTCGGCCATTTGATAAAATAATAATAGGATCTTGTTTAGATCCAATCCAACCTGGTGGTTTAGTATAATAGTTTGCTGGATATTTTGTTGTAATAGTGCTACCAAATCGAATACTATTACCAAACCGGCCTTCGATTAATAAATCACCTTCAAATGGCTGTAATGGAGAAATTTCATGTTTTCGTTGAAATGTTTTTCCTGGTTTTACCTGTTCGATAGTTTCAATATCAACATTATCAGATAATCCAGGCAACATGTTTTCGTGTATAGAAGACTGCACATCAATTGATGTTACATAATACCAACTCTCACGCCATTTACCTTGACCAGTTGATTCTTGATTAAATGTTCGATATATTAAAACAAACTCTCCAACTAAGGGAATTTGTTTCATGTTGATATTAGATGGCTTTGCTAGAAATGGTTTATTGTTAAAATAACCACTACATGATCTTACACGTAATGCAAATAATTTATTAGTAGTAGCATTAGCATCAGTAGACGGAATGTGTTGATATGTATAATCGTATTCTAATACTTCAGCAACATCCCATTCTAATTGTTTATTTGCCATTCGGTTCCTTCTCAAATGTAGATTTTACATCTTCGACACGTTTAGCTAAAATCTGTGTATCATAATCATCAGTCAATTCATCAGTCAATTCCGCAGTTAACGTTGCCTCAGCAGCTTTCAATAACTGCATTTTTTCATCATCTGATAACAGACTATCGCCACCGGTAATAGTTTGTTTAGTAGAAATATAACGTTGAACAATTGCTGTTAATTTAACTAGATGATCGTCATTCTTGATAGACACATCTAAGATGTCTTTGATTAATGGAATAACAACTGTAGCATCAGATGCGTTTTTTATTAGTGGTTGCAATGACGCAATCAACTGATTCATTTGACGATCTTTTTTCTTGCTGTTGTGGTATACATCCGACATTAAATCGGAAAAACTAGTACCTTTGAATATTTCATCGTTCTTATCCATTCGTAAAACCCTTTAATATAAATATCAAAAGGGCAATTTTACGAAGTCTGTACGTTCATACTCTTTAAATTTGTCGGTATAAATTTGTTTTAATGTCTTAATAACTTTGGTAATGTTATTAGTTTCTAATCCGGTACGCTCCCGAATAAAGATATACAATGCTTTTTTATTGAAGTTTTCAATCGTTTCTCTCGTTTCAAAGATATGAAGAACTGAATCAGCAATATGAATGTCAATTGGGTTAGTAAAGATATAATTCAAGTTATCATAACAATATTCAATATACGCATCCATAAAGTATTGGAGTGTTTCTCGCATATCAGTGTTATGCATTTCAGTCATAATATTGCGTTGATCATCAATATTAATTTCTTGCATATCTGCTTTTACTTTTGCATAACCTTTTTGGTTCTCTGCAATTAGATAATTAAATGACGTTCTTGTATAATAAGAATATGCTTTTCCATTTAATGGATTAAACTTATCTAAACGAGCAGTTAAATATGTAACTAAATCTGTTTGAAGATCTTGAAAAGACGAATCAATATAATCAGGTTTAATCTTGTTGATAATATTTTCGGCTAATTTCATGAATGGCGGATAAATAAATCTGCGATATATTTTTTCACGCAATACTTTATCACCTTCTACACTATTATAAGCTGAAATTGCAAAATCAGTTATTTTTGTGAAATAAACTTTATTTTTCCTCGCTCGAGCCATCTTCAAATTCTTGTTTTAATTCCGTTACCACTTCTTTCAATAACTCAAATGTTGTACCTGCTTCATCTTCTGATTCAAAAGCACCTAACCTATCAATTTGCGTCATAGCATCATATGACTTCTCAATTCGATCGTACATATATTGGTTGGTTGATTCTAGTAACTCAATGTATTCTTGTGAGTCAGCTAATGCACCAGCAAGATACCATATACGATATGCTAAATAACCAATTGTACAAAGTGATGCTATACTAATTAATATTAATGCCATATTATTCCTGGTTAAATGCTTTGAATAAGTCAGTTAAAGTTTGTTCAACTTCTGGATTATTTTCAGCTAGATTTTTTAATCCATTACTTTTTTGAATTCGACTTTTTTCTGAAGATACTTTAGGTGTCGCATTGTTACGATTTCTCCAACGCTCAAATTCAATCTGGGCTGCCATATGATCACCATGATGTAAAATGATAGGTAAATTCGTTTTCAATTTAGCTTGTGCTGAACGAGCAACGAAATACGGTTTATTTGCATCATCATACATACCATCATGAATCTTAATTGCTTGATATTCAGTCCAAGACATTTTAATATCATATTGCTGAAGCAACCAAACTGATAAATCTGGTACCATAGCAAACGGAATATTTTCATTTGCTTTATACATCTTGTTTTGATTCTTGCGATGCCAATCTGATGTTTCAACTTGATAAACTTCATTACCATCTCCTGGAAATCCTACTTTACCTAAATCATGATGCATTGCTGCAAAACGAAGTTCTTCAATAGTATAACCAGACATATCTGCACCCATTTCAGCCCAAGACTCATAAAGTTTTTCAGTACACGCAATAACACGAAGTACATGATCTACATAACCACCTGCAAAAGCATTGTGGAAATGTGCCATTGAAGATGCTGGCATCATTACCATGCGTTCTTCAAAGTCATCATACATTTTATTAAGTTGATCTTTGCGGGTTGGAAAGAAATCATTTACCGCTTCGCGATATTGTTCCCAATTCGATTTAATTTTTTCTGCTTCTAACATAAACTTAATATAAGAAATTATTTACGTACTTCCAAATGCCTACCCGACACTAATTTCGATGTGCATTCCCAACATGTAATTGCGGTTGCTTTTTCATCAACTCGTTCTGATATGTTAGTACAATATTTGCACTGTAACCTTTTATAGCCCTTAGGGGGCTTTGTTGATTTTGGTTTCATGTTTTTGTATTTTTATTCGCGGTCGATATAATAACGAGCTGATTCTAATTTCTTCATTGCTCGAACTAAATTGTCTAGTAAGGAATCTTTATCAATTTTACCTTCTTCTAAGGCTCTGCCTGTAACACGAATGATTTCGCGAGCGTCTTCAACGTCGTCAGTAATTTTTGCTTTGAATTTGTAATGTGCCATAACTTTATTTATTTTATATTAATACTATTTATTATAAATATATTACTCCAAAATTAACGATGTATTTTGACAGCATTCTAATTTTAGATTTGTCAATGCTAATTCTTTTGCCTTAGCTTCAACAACGATATCTAAATCAGCAACACCATACGTGG